GATTGTAGATAAAATGTATGCATCTATAGTATATTTATTTTTATTTTTACAATTATATTATTTTATTTTGTTGAAAAAGGGTACTTATGTAGAAGCATTTGTATTGGGTTCTACAAGTTATGGTATTTATGAATTTACTAATATGTCTCTTTTTAAAGATTGGGATTATAAATTAGCACTAATAGACACCTTATGGGGAGGAATATTATATACCTTATCTATTTACATTACACGTTACATAATGACTCTTAATACAAGCATAAACACAATGGTATGAATTACAAATCCAAACGAAGTAGGACATCCGCGTTTATCCGAAATGTTTCCTAGAATTGAATTGACCAATCGATAAGTATATGGATTTGATACTAGAACAAACACAATGGTCGTATACAATGTATATAACCATTTTTCATAATTAGTGGGTTTTACATTTTTTTTTTCACAATCACACATATATATTATAGACAACAAAATAATTCATTCATTTTCGTGCCTTCTTTGGAAGGATTGTCTTGTAAAAATAGATCACTATACTCCTTTTGTAGAAAATGAAAGGTGAATGTCTTGTTTTTTTCTTTGCGTCCTACTCTTCCAATTGCTTGAATAATTTTTTCTTGTGTTATGTCTTTAATATTTTCTGATAAATAACCGTGTGCAAACTGATAATTGGTTCCGTAAATATAATCGCTTGTTGCCAAAATCAGCATAAGTTGTTTGTCATCGGCTAATTCTTTCATAATATCATTGAATTCCAAATCTACTTGATGTAAAACACCTATACCCAACAAGAGTAATACTTTATAATTGAAATCTACACGAGTATTCATAATACGAGTAACATAAGTTTCGTCTAAATCACCCTTGAATACGTTTGAATTATTATATTGTGAATGTTTTGACCATCTTGTAAAATGATCATAGGTATTTGGAATATATAAAGGATCCAATTGGACTTGTTTATAACTTCTTTCTAGTTGTTCAATGTTTTTAGACAATCCAATAATATCTGGACTAAAACGATTATTTTTCATTTTGTTTTCATTGTCTTCGTCTTTTGCTATTTTGTCTTGGTAATCCTTTTTTAGTTTATTTATTTTTTCATTCAATTCTACATTATATATTATTTTTTTATCCAATTGGTCTAAAACATAAGGTTGTATTTTCATTTGTTGTATCAATTGACTTACATAAGTTTCTATGTTACCCACTATCCAAATTGCTGGTCCGTGAGTAATATGATATGCCGATTTGGTTGTAAAATGCGTATCATTGCTGTAAAGACTATTTTGCTCGGTTGTAAATAATTCATTGTGAATTACTTTATAGTAAAATAATTTAATAAATTGTGCATCAATCTCATCAATAGAAATTTGGTTAAACTCTTCCTTGTAAGACGATTTCAATATATAATTTGCACATTCGCCAATACTTAAAAATTTCAAATAAGATTGCCCCTTTGTCTCCAAAAATAGTTCTACATCTTCTTTATCTTTAAAATAATTATGAGGCATAATAATATTTTGATTGCTATCCAATAAAGTGATATTGCTCAAATGGTCGGTAGTCTCTATTTTATAAAACTCTCCTTCAAACCTTTTTTTATAATGTTCAACAATGGGTTCTAAATTATTGGGTAAAGTAGCAGACGATAAAACAATCCGTGGAATAACATTTTTTTTCCAAATTTGAGACAAAGAATCGTGTAAACTATGATGATCATAATCCATAGTAATCGTTGGTTCATCCCAAAAAAGAATTAGATGTTCTTTATCAAAAAAGGACAACATATACTCCATAGCATATTCATAAGAATGTATATCACATATAAGCATATCTAATTTAGAACCATCGCTATGATTTGGATGTTTGGTTGAGGTGTAACTATTTACCGAAAAATAATGTAACCTTATATCTTGATTTGAATTACATCCAAACGCGAAGCCTGTTTTGACTCCTACATTAATAGCACTTTTTGCTAAATGAATACCAATATGTCTCGAGGCGCAAATAAAAATTACTTTGTATTCTTGACACATTCCAATGGGTGTAATGGTTTTACCAGAAGATGTAGGTGAAGTATAAAATATTAAGCAACGTTTATTGTTTCGTAATGTAGTATACATATCTTTTTGATGCTTATGTAATTCAATCGGTTTATAATCAAAGATAGGATTATTTTCAATGACCGAATTTGTATGAGTTAATAATTCGATAGGATAAAAATCATACTCAGACAAATTTGTCATTAGTAATTGTTTAAAATAAATATTGATATCATAATGTTTTAACAAATAAAGTATATTATAATAATATTTTACTTTTTTAGTTTTGTTTAATTTTTTGTAATGTTCTAAAATAATATATTCAATAGTGTCTTCTATATGTTGTATATTTTCAATACGAATTTTATCAGCACTATTCAATGGTTGTTTAGGGGGTTTTAGTTTTAATTCCCCAAAATTATATTTTTTTTTAAACAAATGCTTAAGAATATAAAAATAAATATAATAATGATAATCTTTATGATTTATTTTAATACACTGTTGTAACGTCAAATGACTGTTATGTTGAATATCTACATTATCATAACCATTCTTAATTATATTCATGATAATAAGTTCCTTTATATCTAGTTTTTTTTCAATACTAATCCATTCAATTTTAGACAATTTGGATTGTTTGAATTCTTCCATAAAACATATGTTTATTATTATTTAAATTGTAATATATCTAATGTTGTTCCATCTGTTTTAAAATTATCATTACCATATATTTCTTGTAGCATAATCCATTCAAACATTCCACCAAAATAAATAAATACATTGGAAAATCCTAATTTTTTTAGTTGATTGAATTTTTGGATAATAGATTTGTCTGAATAATTTTTTCCGTAAATAATTATATGTACTTTCTTGTTGGTTTTTAAATAAGTGTTCATAATATGAATTTCTTGATTTGCTGGAACGGTCTTATGAATGAGACAACCTTGTTCATGTTCTTTTAAAGTATTTATTAAAACACTATTTTCTTTATATATATCTTCAAAATGTATCATTGGAAATGAAGAATATATATTTCCCATATTAATATAATATTCATTTTTTTAATTGAATTTGACAGTAATTTCGATGGTTTCCTTTTTCAAACATTTACTGGCTGAAATAGATAATTCTTGTCTCTTTTTACGAGTAAGATTCATATTTTTTTTACTGCGTGATAAACTATTGTTATTATTCATATCTTCTTCTATTTCTTTATAATGATTTTCAATGTAATCTATAATATCATTTTCAAGTGCCCATTTGAAAAAGTTTAATTGTCCTATGGTGGTTTCAATACTAGAATCTTTACCATATGGAATTTGTATACGTTCCCATCTACAAAATGGGTCAAATCTTTGTTTTTTAAATGCTTTTAAATTTAATTTATAATCTTCATAAACAATAAATCGTTTGTCGTTGGAATTATTGTATTTTGTAAAATATTTTTTGGCGTAATTGGTAGTAAACCAATCAATGATACGTAGAGATATTTTAGATTCTCCGTTGATAATGGATAACATTTTGTGTAAGTTATTATCCTTGTTATAAAATTTCATTAATTTTACCAATAAAAGTTGATTTTGGTCAGTTATCATTACTAGAATAAAATATTTATGTTTATATACGATTTATTTTAAATTGTTTTGAAAATTTAAAATATTCGTGATTGTTGGTTCTTCGTTGTAAATTACATTTCAAACATGATATACATGTATTGTTGTCATAATGACCTATATTGTTATCAAATCTTTCTAGCGACCATTGATGACTTGTTTTTTTCTTATCATAAATAATGCATAAATCGTCTTTACAATAATAACATTTTAATCTTGAAAAATATAATTTATCTATCATTTGTTTATAAGTAATGTGTAATTCAGGGTCGAATCTATGTTTCAGTTTATCTTGTTGTTTGTATGAATTATATTTCTTTTTTAATTCTTTGTGTATATTTGTCTCAAAAGATACATCATTATAAATATTATCTATATATTGAATTTGACACGAAATATCATAATTTAAATTATATAGATTTGTTTTTAAATGCTGATTATATTTAATATGTTTCATATATAAAGGTTATATATATATAATATAAATGAATGAATTAAAAAGTGATTGTAAAGAACTGAATGCTTTGAATTATCGTACTATGATTCATACAGGTAATACTATAAATAATAAAAATATTGATACCACTGAAGAATCTTTGGCTATTTTTTTAAATCAAGACATGGACAAAAATCGTAAAGGAGTTTGGTCTAAATTAACTAAAACTGCCAAAATAAATAAAATTAAAAAATATATCAAAGACATTAGTGAAACCTATGATTTGAATGAAGAAGAAATGACCCAAACCACTAATTTTTTTATTAAAATTATTGAACGAAAAAAATTAAGTAAAAACAATGAATTGAATTATAATCAAGATAGCGGAAACATTGAAAATATACCTGGATTGATATTTAATCAAAAAATGCGTAGTTTTTCTCTTGTTCAAGATAAACCAACTACTTTAAAAAATAAATCTAAAAAGAAGGATAATGAAAATTGATTTAAAATAATATGGAATATATTATATTATGCGAGAAGATATTTTACATTTTGTAAAAGAATTTCCACATAGTATTACCGATAATTCTTTCAAAGATAAAATATTTATTCATTTAAAGGATAAAATAAGTGATGAAGAATTAACACATTTACTAAATGAACATAATTTCATACGAAGTAAAGAGAGTTTTATATCTTCGTATGAAGAACAACTTTTATTAAGACCAAATATAGTAGACCATATCGAATACTTAAAACAAATAAAACAACCAGAACAGCGTACAAAAGAATGGTATGACTTTAGGTTCAATCATCTTACCGCAAGTAATGCGTGGAAAGCTTATTCTACTAAGGAAAAGGTAAAAAATCAACTCATATATGAAAAGTGTATACCTAAAGAACATTATATTTCAGGATTGACTGAAACGCCTATGAGTTGGGGTAATAAATACGAACCATTGACTATCCGATTTTATGAAATGAAAAACAATACCAATATTAGTGAATTTGGTTGTATTGAACATCAGTCACATTCCTTTTTAGCTGCATCGCCGGATGGTATTGTAACTGGACCTAATAATTTTGGCAGAATGATTGAAGTAAAAAATGTGGTCAGTCGGGTAATTACAGGAATACCCAAAGAAGATTATTATATTCAAATGCAATTACAAATGGAAGTCTGTGATTTAAATGAATGTGATTTCGTGGAGACAAAATTTATAGAATATGATAGTTATAATGATTATATAGAAGATGGGTCAGGTTGTTTTACCCAAGGTGAAAAATATAAGGGTATTATTAAAGTATATATTAAAAACAATAAGCAATATGTATACGATTATATGGATATTCATTGTACAAATATAGAAGATTGGTTAGATAATGAAAATACTGAATATAAAAATACAGATTATGAATGGTTTAAAAATATATATTGGAAATTGGAAGTTTATTCTTGTGTATATGTTCCTCGTTGTAAGTTTTGGTTTGACCATACATTTCAAGAGATAAAAACCTTATGGGATACTATTTTGGAAGAACGTGAAAATGGTGAATACAATAAAAGAAAGCCTACCAAGCGTGCAAAAAAAGAAATTATAAATTTGAATACTTGCCAAATTCAAATGAATTTGATATAAAATTATAACTTTATTATGTATATATGAATGAACTATATCATATGTGTATTTTTGTAAGTGTTCTTTCTTTAGTTTGTTGTTGTTATAAAGAAAGATATTTTCAACCTGAACAAATAGAACCGGAATTAAGAGTTCAATTAAATCCATTTAACAAAATATCTTTTCATAATGAAGAATTATGTTTTCATAAAGAAGGTGAATGCATCATTTGTTTAGAGGACTATGACATACTACCTTTAAGAGTATTGAATTGTTTTCATGTGTTTCATAAAAAATGTATTGATAAATGGTTGATGACATCGCAAAAATTAAAATGTCCGATTTGTTCGTATAGTATTTTATAATATGTAATAAATACATATTATTCAAATATAGTATGAACCTTATTGAATGTTATGCATGTAATGATAAACGTTATCATTATTATTTGAATGGGATGTGTGATTTTTTTTTATATTCAAGATTCTGAAGATAAATATGACATAGAAGTTTGTGAAACTCCTGAACAAAACTCCTTTCAAACTATATATAATGTAAGTGTAAAAGAAGAACAATTACAATATGGATGTCTTTATAAAATAGTAGATGAGTTTGTATATACATCACCTATGATTACATTTGAAACATTTGTAATGAATGAACCTTATTGTCATCCACATAAGTTTGAACCACTTTGTTGTTTAGAAACTTGGCAAGATATCAATACAAATGATATTGAAGTTTTACATAAAAGAACTAAAGACCTTGGGGTGTATGAAATAAAATTATCACGTTGTATGTATGAAATTAACGAACTCAAACACCAGATTGACTTATTAACTTATAAAAAAAATCAACCTTATTACGAGATTTTTAAAGAATATACTGAAGATCAGTTTATGTCATTTATGCGTAATATTGAACTGGGTGGATGGTTGTTTTTGGTTGCTGGACTAATTTTAAAAATATTTGTATTTTATATATGGTTCGATTAAAACCATCCTCTAAACATGATTATAAACTAA